GGCCTGACCACCGCCGGCCCGACCGACGGCTCTTTCGCCGGTCAGGCGATCGAGATCCCGCCGTCGACCGCGGTCACGATCACCGGGCTCGGCGCGCAGATGATCCCGCCGGCCGCCCCCGCCACCGAGGTCACGGTCTATCCGATCTTCGTCTTCGGCCAGGAAGCCTTCGCCTGCCTCAAGTTGCAGGATGTCCAATGGCTCCGCCCGACCGGGCCGGATAAGAGCGACCAGCTCGATCAACTCAGGGTAATTGGTTATAAGTACATGGAAGGATGGTGCATTCTCGACCAAAGAAAAATGGCGAGAATTGAAGTAGCCGCAAGCAACTCTGGAGCATTTGCTTAGCTGTACTTCTTGATGTAGTCAGCGGCAGTATTAAGGCGATCGGCGTCATGGGCGAAACGGCCAAGTCCGTTATTACAGGAACTGCACAGGAGGCCGCGAACGGCTCCCGTGTCGGCATTGTGATCGACGGACAGTCTCTTGCCGTTGCCGCCCGCCTTGTCGGTTCCGCAGATGGCGCACTTGCCATCTTGCTCGGCAAGCATCCGATCGTAGGTGCCGGCCGGAATACCGAGACGCCAACGAAGGTGGGCGTCGGCTCTCCGTGCGGGATGCCGATGGTAATACTCGCGGACCCTTCGCGCGTGCCCGGCAGGGTCGCCTTTGTGGCGCGCCAGCGTCGTCTCGCTGACGCAGGGTTTGCACCAAACTTGCCGGCCGTCTCGCCGGTTGTTGGCGACGTGGAACTCGCCCATGTCCTTGATGATGCCGCACCGTCCGCAGGCTTTCTCGGTCGGCGGCACGTAGGGCGGGGCTTCGGGGTGTTTCGCTCGCCAGCGTCGCGCCTGATCGGCGAGGGTGCATGGTCGGCAGCGCGCAGAAAGGCCGTCGCGATGCGCCTTGTTCTGGTAGAACTAGGCCGCCGGTTTCGCCGTCTGGCACTCGAAGCAGGTTTTCGATACAGTCGGATCGCTCATCGCAAGCTCCAATCTTGCTATGGGAAGGGGCGGCGCGCGGGCTTCACTCCCGCTTGCCGCCCCGCATTTTAGAAAGGCCACGCCGATGTCGCAAGTCAGGATTGAAGTCGAGCTCCGCGTCATGCAGGTGCCGCGAGGCACCGGCACGGTGATGATGGGGCAGTCGCAGAGCAACAACCCCGGCGTCGGGCCGCTCAAGGGCATCGGCACGCTCGGTAACGCGCAGATGAAGTTCTACAACGACGCGGTGATGGTGCCCGGCACAGCGGGATCGATCACGCTCGCGAACCTCTTGACGGCGTTGCAGACGGTTGCCTCGGACTTTGCGGCGGCGAGCGGCACGGTGCTGTTCACCACCGCCGAGATCGCCGAGATAAATGCGTGGCAAACGGGTTCGCCCTGAGCAATAGGAGGCTCCAATCGCACTCCAAACTTTAGGCACGAACGCCAACAACAGTCTGACGGCGCTCGTCTGGACGGGCTCGGCGTTGCAGGCCGACATCGCCGACATCAACCAGATCATCCTCGACGACGTGAATCCCCGGCATCCGGTGGCGCAGATCAGCGGGTGCGGGGGCTTCGTCAAGGAGGGGCTGCTGTACGTGCCAAACCGGGGAGTGCTCGAGCTGCGCCCGGGCGATGTGGTGGCGGGCGACGCGACGAGCGGGCAGTTCATTCTGCTGACCGCCTACGGCCTCTCGGCCGGACCCTGGACACTGACGTAGGAGAAGCGCGTAGCGATGACCCCCGAGCAACTTGAGAAGATGCAGGCCGGCAAGCGCAGTGCCGCGGAATTGCGCGCGCGGGATGCGGAGATTGCACGCGAGGCGGCTGCGGCTGAGTTGAAGGCGCGGCTTGAGCCGGTGGCCGCGATGCCGCCGATCGCGCATGAGGGCGTGTCGCCAGCTGCCGCCATCGTTGATCCGGACGACTCCGGAAATGGTCGGGACGACATTCCGGAATCGGCCGATGACTTCGAACGGTTCCTCGCAGCGCAGGATGACGACATCCGCGAGCTGCTGAGCGATGTCGAGCTTCGGGTCATCTTCGAGGCCGAGACGAAGCGGGCGCAGGAGGAGCGCAAGGCGCAGGCGCGCAAGACCGCCGCAGCTCGCGCCCAGCGTCACGCGAAGGCGACCGCCGGGCTTCTGCCGGCCGAGGCGGTTGCCGCGGCGGCGCTGCGCGACCGGCTGAGCCAGAAGGTCAAGTGGACCGTGAACATGCCGGAGGCCGGCAATTCCGGGATGCTGACCGACGCCGGGGTGCGGATCAACGGCAGGCTCCTGGTTCACGGCACGGAGGTCATCGGCACGCTGGCCGAGTACGACAGCTACCGCTCGATCGAGTGGAACGCGCACCAGGGCGAGCTTGACTTCCAGGGGCGCGGCAAGCTGTCGAAGCTGCGGCAGACCGCGACCGGATTTCTCAACATGAAGGGGGCGAGCCTTTGAGCGACGACAAGATTGTGGTGGAGCCGGTCGAGATACCGGGGATGCAGATCACCTTCCAGAGCCCGATCGGGCCGAACGGCAAGGGGATGAGCTTCGTCCTTTCCGCCGATGCACTGATCTCGCGGGAGGTACTCGACGAGCGGCTCGACATCATTGCCGGGGCCGCGCGCCGGCAGGACGCCTACGAGCAGCTTCTCCTCGATCGCACGCACCTCGCCGCGAACCTGAAGCTGCTCGCCAAAGCGAAGGCCGCGCTGAGCGCGGCTAAGGCGACAATCGAATCCAAGGTAACGGCGATCAACAAAGATAAGCGGGTGCAGGTTGCGGCAACGGCCGCCGCCCCTCACGCTCTCAATGCAGCATCGCAGCACGAGCAGCGGATCATCGAGATCGAGGGGCAGATCGCCGGGTGCGAGGAGCGTATCCCGCGCTGGGAGGCCATCCTGCGCGGCGCGGATCCCGACCTCCCGGTTCCCGGCCATGCGATGGCGGCGGAGTAGATGTGCTCACGGCATCGCGTATTGTCGAGGATGCGAAGCAGATCGCCGCGGTTCGGGGGTTTGACGACCAGGCCCTCGACCAGATAAACGCGATCCTCTCGGACCTCTGCCAGACGCACGACCTCGCGCTGGCGCGCGGCCAGCTCGATTTCAACTTCGATCCGTCTCTGACCTCGCTGTTCGGCAGCGGCCCCTATCCGCTTCCGCTCGACTACCTGCGCACCTCGGGCTCGTCCGGGGCGCGCGGCGTCACGAAGTCGGCGTTCTACATCTACCCGACGACGGCCTCGCCGGCGGGGCAGCCGATGTTCCTGACACCGATCGACCTCGCCGAGTTCGATATGGTGCCGAGGATCAATTCGCAGTCGACACCGGAAATGTGGTGTACCGACATGGGTGGGCCGCTGACGCAGCGGATCATCCTGGCAACCCCGATGGCGACGACGGTCAACGTCACGACGGCGACTCCCGCCTCGATGACGGGGCTGGTGGCGGGCCTCGGGGTGGCGGGCGAGGGGATCGAGCCGGGCACGACCATCTCGAGCGTAGGGGCGACGACGATCGTGCTGTCGATCGCGGCGACGGCGACGCTGGCGGCCGCAAGCGTGTTCTTCGGGATCGCGCCGGTGGCCTATGTCTATCCGGCGCCGCTTGGGACGTGGCCGGTGACGGTGCGCTACCAGCGGATGATGCCGCCGCTGATCGACCTTGCGCAGTATCCGTGGTTCCCGATGGACGGATACCTGATCGACAAGATGGCGGCAAAGCTGATGGCGTTCTCCGGCGATGACCGGGAGCTGGCGCGCGACGCCAAGGCCGACCGCGAACTGAGCAAGTACCTCGGCCTCTCCGACGACAAGACAAATCGTGCGCAGCAGGTTCAGCTCGACGGCCGGATGTTCGGGCGCGGCGGTCCGGGCGGGCGGGGGTTGCGCATGACGAAGACCGCGGGATGGCCGTGACGTGGCCGTCCGCAATGCCGTCCCCATCGCATGGAAACCGCGCGGGCTAACTGACGCTCGCGACGGCACCAACGCCTTCGACGGGGCGATGCGGCGGCTGGTCAACGTGATCGTCGATCCCTCGACCGGGCAGCTTTGGGTGCCGCGCCCGGCGGGGACGCAGGAAAGCAACTTCACCGGCTCGAATGCGCCGGCCTCCGCGGGAACGCTCTCGTCGCTGCTGGTGATCGGCGATATCGCCTATGGGCTGGTGCCGTCCTCGCTCAACGTCGGCTTCGACCAGCCCTTCGCCTACGACCTCGACAACGATGCGTTTCTGCCGGTGGTGGGCGTGACAAGCGCCAATGTGCCGTCCTCGCCGCCGACCTCGGGCGACTGGACGCCGCCGATCATGGCGCAGGTCGGCTCGCGCGTTGTGGTGACGCACCCGGGCTTCTCCGGGGCCAATCTGTTCAGTCTGACGACGATCGGCAACACGACCCTCGATTCGGTCGAGATTACGGGCAACCCGGACATCCTCGGTGTGCTGCCGGGCATGGGGATCACCGGCACCGGCATCCCGGCCGGCACGACGATCCTGGCTGTCGAATATTTTTACATGGCGACGACCGGCGACACCCACACGAACACGACGCTCGACAACCTCGGGAGCACGTCGGGCGTCGCGGTCGGCACGCGGGTTGGCGGCGCGGTGGCCGGCGGCATCCCGGCGTCGACGACGACGGTCGCGGCGCTGGTCAGCTCGACCGAGGTCACGATGTCGGCGGCGGCTACGGCCACGTCTGCGGGGATCGTCATCGAGTTCCTGGGCGCCAAGATTACGATGTCGGCCGGAGCGACGGCGACCGCCAACGGGGTCACGCTGACGATCACCGGCGTCCCCGAGCTGATCGGCTTCTTCGATGTCTCCGGGTTTTCACAGGCCACTCAGGGCATCGCGACCTATGGCGGGCGGGTTATCGAGGGCAATCCCTCGATTCTCGGCGTGCAGCCCGGCATGACGATCACCGGGCATCAGGTCGGATCGGGCGAGCAGGTCATTCCTACCGGCACGACCGTCGTGCAGACCGCGCTCGTCACCCGCCAGGTGTATGGTGTACTGACCCTCGGCAGTACCGCGATAACGCTGATCGACATCAGCGGCATCGACACCGAGCAGACGGTGGATGGCCTCGGCATCTCTCCGGGGACCGAAGTCACATTCGTTTCCCTTGGGGTGAACGGCACGCAGGTCTCGATCTCGAAGCCGGCGACGGCGACCGGGATTTCTCTGCTCACCTTCACCGGGGCGACGATCACGCTGTCGGCGGCAACGACGACGCCGGCCTTCCCCTCGTTGCGGGATGTCAAACTCGTCATCTCGGGCGGGACGCGCATCGCGCCGCTGTGGGGGGCGGTCAACACCGATCGCAACCTCCTCCCGTCGCTCCCGGTCGGGGTGGCGCAGTTCAACGGCCGGGCATTCTACGCCTGCGGCATCGACGGCATCCCGTACAGCGACAGCGGATTTGCCTGCCGCATCTCGAACAGCCTCGGGGTCCAGGCGCTCACCCTTGACGACGGGCTCGAGGCGACCGCGCTCGGGCAGCTTTTGCTGACCGCGCCGCTGACCGGCGGCATCGTCCAGGCGATCATCGTTTTCGAGGGCGCGAACAAGATGCGCCAGATCACCGGAGATCAGGCGTTCGGCAACCTGGCGATGAACCTGTTGCCGGTCGCGACCGGGACCGAGGCGCCGCTGTCGATAGTGCCGACCGAGCTCGGGCTGGCCTTCGTCTCGCCGCTTGGCCTGCGCTTCGTCAAGTTCGACGGGACGGTGACGCCGCCAGTGGGGGCGGACGGGCAGGGCATCACCGATCCGTTCCAGTTTGCCGCGGCCCCGTCCTCGATCTGCGCCGCGGCGAACTCAGGGGTGCTGAGGATCACCGTGCGGAATGGGCAACTCGTCGACAGCCTGCCCTACGAGGAATATTGGTTCGACACGGCGCGCAAGATGTGGCACGGGCCGCATACCTTCCCGTCGCGCCTGATCCAGCCCTGGCGCACGAGCTTCCTCTTGGCGCCGATCGGTGTGCCGGCGAGCCTATTCCGCTCCGATGCCTTCGCCTCGAACACGTCGAGCTATACCGAGAACGGCAACGTCCTCTCCTGGCTGATGGAGACGGTGCTCCTGCCGGACAATGCGCGGATGGCGATGAACGCGGTCATCGACACAAACCTGATGTGCTCGGCCAGCACCGACGACGATATTCGTGTGACCGCGCTCGACGAGGAGGAGATGTTCCTCGACACGATCACCATTGGGACGATCGGTGAGGGGCTGCGTCAGCGCAACCTCGACTGGACGGTGCCGCTGATCTTCAAGCAGATGGCGATCCGCATTTCGAGGTCGAGCGACGACACGGTGCGCATCGGCAACCTCTATCTGCGCTATAGGATCTTGGGCTACGACGATGATCTTGTTGGGGACGACAACTTCCTCCTCGACGACGCGGCCCCCTACGTGATCCTGTCCGACGACAGCACTCCCGAAATTCTGCTGACGCCGGGGTGAGGCAATGAGCAAACGCTATTCGGTCTTCGCCACCGGCACTCCGGCACTGTCGTTCCCGTTCCAGTCGAGCGACATCATCCTCGTTACGCGCGCCGGGATCACCTACCAGATCCCGCCAACCTCGATCCGCCTCCTCGGTTCCGTCGTCTACATTATCCCGCTGACCGGGGCGACGATCACCGCGATTGCCGGGCAGGGGGTCTTCGGGATCATCCCGGCCGGTACGCTCGCGACGCTGACGATGGTGCTGCCGCCGAGCCCGGCCGATGAGCAGATATTCGAGGCGCAGACGACGCAGACCATCTCGGCGCTGACCGTGCAGGGTGCGGCGGGCGACAGTATCGTCAACGGCAGCCCCGGCGTTCTCGCGGCGAACGGCGGCATCTCCTACCGCTACCGGCTCTCCAACACGACATGGTATCCCCGCGGATGAGAAAGCTCCTGGCCCTCGCGTTCCTGCTGCTGCCGCTGGCGGCGGAGGCGCAGACGACGATCACCGGCCCGATCACCTTCTCGACCGGGCTTGCGGTCACGGGCGCGACCGTCACGGCGACGGGCGCGTCGCTGGCGTTGGCCTGCGGGGATCTGACGAACGACGGGACAGCCTGCACGGCGAACACCGGCACCTCGGGCACGGCGCTGCCGTTTCTCGACGGCACGAATACCTGGTCAGGGACGCAGACCTTCGGGACTACCCTCGGCACGATCAGGACGATAACCGGCACCACGCACACGCTCGAAGCGGCGGATTGCGGCAAGACCCTGCTGTTCACTAATGGCTCGCCGATCGCGCTGACGACGCTGAATAGCATTCTCCCAGGGTGTCCGATCGCGGTCGAGCAGGGCGGGGCAGGCGCTGTCACTGTCGGGGCTGGCGCTGGCTCGACGTTGCAAAGCGCGACCGGAACTTACGCAACGTCGGCGCAGTACAATATCATCGGCCTGTTTGTCGATACCAACTCCGGCGGGTCTGCGGCTAATGTTGTCGTGACCGGTGCGGGGGCGTTGGCACTCGCTAATTACAATGCCACCCCCTCAAATCCAGCCACCACGACAAGCACGACGGGAGTCATGGCGGGGCTTGCCGGCGCGATCACGCCGACACGTACAGGCAAGGTTCTCCTGACTATCACAGGGAGCTACGGAAACGGTACGGCCGCTCGCGGATCGTCCGTGAAATTGCGATATGGCACAGGGACGGCGCCCGGGAACGGCGACGCCCTAACCGGAACCGCTATCGGTAATAATCCCATTCTGAACAACGCGGCAGCCAATCACACCTCTCCATTTGCCGCGACCAGCATAATTACTGGGCTTAGTGTTGGTGTGGCTTATTGGCTGGATCTGGAATATCAATCTATAACGAGCGGCACTACGTCTATGTACAATGTGACGATTACGGCGGTAGAGCAGCCGTGATGATCTTTCGTGTTCTTGCTGCGCTCCTGCTGGCCGCCGCTCCTGTTGGCGCTTTCGTTCCGATGTCTCCTGGCACGACTCCGCTTGTGGGGGGGGAGATATCCCAATATCAGGGTGTGGAACCGCCGCCTGCGGACTGTAATGATGCGGCAGGATATGTTGGCCCGGGCGATTGTGCCTCATATACGGCCTGGTGGGGGCTGCGAGCCTATAGCGCGGCGGTCGCGGCGACCGGAACCCAGGCGGCGGTCGACCTGCGCCGGGTTAGCGACAGCGCCACTTGCACGGCGCTAATCGGCACGAGTGGAGACCTTGACCTAACCGTGGGGACGCCGTGCGGGGGATCGACCGTCACGGCATGGATCGGCGCCTCGACCGCGACGGTCTCGAAAATCTACGATCAGACCAACGGCAGCGCCTGCTCGGCGGCCTCGTGCGATCTCGTGCAGGCGACGACATCGCGGCAGCCGCAGCTTCTCCTGACCGGTGGCGGCGGGAGCGGCACGAGACCTTATCTGTCGAAGAACGCCGGCAACGATGGGGCAATGGTTGGGGCCAACAACTTTATTCCGAACGCAGCTTTTGAGATGTCTCTGTCGATTATGGCGAGCCGAAACACAAGCAACACATCAAGGTTTCTTCGCTCCAATTCTAATGGAGGCACCGACGGCATAGGTATGACAACCATTGGAGGAACCGAAGCGTGGGGTCTTTCTGGCTGCTTGGTGGCGGCAACAGACAGTGTGTGGCATGCAGGAAACGGGAGAGCGGCGAACGGTGTTATCAACGGAACGACATTTAATGTGGATGGCGTGGAGGGCGTTTGCATAACAAGCATCGGAGATAACGCTGGTGTCGGCGCTCCGCCACAAATCCTAAATCCTGTCGGCATCGGCGCTGCTGTCATGTTGTTTGGCGAGGGCGGGTTTGCGGACAATGCGCTCTGGTCATCTGGCTTGCGGACCTCGCTTTGCCACAACCAGCGGCTCTATTGGGGGACGCCGGGGACATGCTGATGGACTTCAATACCTACTCGCAACTCGCTTGGCGGCTGCGGCGAGCGGGCATCCCTAAGCCGAGACTGGTGGAAACGCCGCCGGAACGTGATATAGGGGATCAACTCGGCGGGAAGCCTTCTTCCCGCCCCGGCGGCGAGCCGCCAAGGAGGGCACCATGAACCGCATCGCCACGTTTCTCGCCGGCCTCGCTGTCGGCGCCGTCGTCCTCGGCACCGCCGTCGCCCTGCCGATCACCGGCGCGACCGATCCGGCCCGCATCATCCCGCTGGTCAACCAGCACATCCTCAACTGGATGAGCTTCCCGGCTGCCGAGAACGGCGAGCTGCAGCTCCTCGGCCCCAACGCCTTCACGACCAACGGCTCGAAGACCTACGCCGTCTTCGTCGATGACGCCGGGACGCCCTGGTACGCGCTAGTCATCGCGACCGCCTCGCCGTAAGCCGTGGCCGCCGGGAACCTTCTCGGCGGCAGCCCGGCCGGCTTCGTCAACGTCCAGGTCGGCGCCGGCCTGAAACTGACCGCCGGCGTTCTCTCGATTGACGCCACTACGGCGGGCTTTGGCTTGCCGGGCGGCAGCTTCAACTCGATCCAATACAACGCCAACGGGTCTTTCGGCGGCGTCGGGCCGCTGACCAACGGCCAGCTTTTGATCGGCGCTACCGGCCTGCCGCCGGTGGCCACATCCCTGACCCAGCCGGCGGCGGGGCTGACAATAGCTGGCGGTTCCGGGTCGATCACCTTTGCCCTGGCGAACGATCTGGCGGCGCTGGAGGCGCTGGCGAGCACCGGGATCGCCGTGCGCATCGCGGCGGATACGTGGGCGCAACGGACTATCGCTGGCACGGCGGCGAACATCACCGTCACCGATGGCGATGGCGTCGCCGGCAACCCGACGATCGATCTGCCGAACACCGCCGTCACGCCGGGCAGCTACACTTACGCCAGTCTCACAGTTGACGCGAAGGGACGCCTGACCGCGGCCTCGAGCGGCGCGCCTCCGACCGGGACCGTCACCAGCGTTGGGCTGTCGGCGCCGACCGAGTTCTCCGTCTCCGGGTCTCCGGTCACGACGGCCGGAACGCTTGCCCTCGCGTGGGCGAACCAGGCGGCAAACCTGATCCTCGCCGGCCCGACGACGGGGGTGCCGGGAACTCCGGGGTTCCGGGCGATGGTGGCGGCCGATCTGCCGGCGATAGATGCCGGCACGTTGACGGGCACCACGCTCGCGGCCGGGGTCATCACGTCCTCGCTGACGACGGTGGGCACCAT